ATTTAAGTTATCTAAACAATAGGCTTACAAATTACTTAAACAAACTAGGCTTGCCACATCAGGTACTATTCCAAAATGATCTTGCAGTAGAAATTACTCAGCTGGGCCAAGATTTAGATTTTGATAATCTAAGTCGAGGCGAAAGAAACAGACTTATACTCGGAATGAGTTTTGCATTTAGAGACGTTTGGGAAAACCTATATCAAAATGTAAACCTGTTGTTTATCGATGAGCTCATCGACAGCGGCATGGATTCTGCAGGAGTTGAAAATGCTTTAGGGGTTATTAAACAAATGGGTAGAGAACGTCATAAAAATGTATTTCTTATTTCTCACAAAGATGAATTAATTGGCAGAGTGAACCATGTTCTAAAAGTAATCAAAGAATCTGGCTTTACTTCCTACTCAACAGACTTGGATGTAGTGATATGACCAAAGATAAAAACGACAATGACTTTGAAGCAGAAACAACTCATGAACAATTAGTAAAAGAATATTTAAAATATTATCAGGCTCATACAGATTTTAATAAAAGGCACAGTGTAAGAACACACCTTGCAGGCAGAAGACATTTAAGAAATATTATCAAGCTAGCACGAATTAGGCAAAAAGAAATACAAACTGAATTTTATGAAAAAAGAACCACTAGAACCAAGACCGAAGGCGACAAATAGGCAATGACCATAAACATTATATGGAATGGACCTACCAAGGCAAAACTATAGACTCATTACCCCAAGACTGCGAAGGCTTTGTATATCTAATCACTAACACAGTCAACAATAAAAAATACGTAGGCAAGAAGTACGCTAAGGCAACAAGAACAAAACCACCACTAAAAGGTAAAAAAAGAAAAAGACGCACTAAGGTAGAAAGTGATTGGCGTGACTATTGGGGTTCATCAGATCATTTGTTAAGAGACATTGAAGAACTAGGCAAAGAAAAATTTACAAGAGAAATACTTTATATCTGTCCAAGTAGAGGCATAGCAAGTTATTTAGAAGCACGAGAACAATTTGAAAGGCGAGTTTTAGAATCTGACGAATACTATAACGGTATTATAAACGTTCGTATTGGTGGTTCTAAAATATTAAAGGAGTATCTAGGCAATGAAACAGGTAAAACAAAACTGTAGGCAAGCATACAGCACAAAAGGTTAGCGGGCCAGTTACAATACCGCTGTGGAAAAGTCAGGGAGAAGACCTGAACACGTAACATGTTAAGCCAACGCCCAGAGGCGGTAAGTTAACATAGATTGATTGCTGTCAATCGAAAACACACAAGTTCATAAAAACTGTGCAAGTAGGAACGAGAGCACAGGTATCGCATATTGCGTGATGTCGATGTAGGTTGGGAAAGGTCGGAGCCCGTTGAACGTGTGTATAAAATCAAATACCTACTTCCATGTCACGGGTGGTGATACTCACAGGAAAACAATTTTTTCTTTATGACGGAACCCTTAACAGGTTCCGTCTGAGCAGCTTAATCTACAGGAATATCTCTCATAGTACAGTTTTAAGAGTAATACTATGCTTGTTAATTGTTTTACGAAGTAAAATAGTCGAGCGTTAGCGAAGACTTGGATCAACGAAGTTGAGACATAAATAGTTACAAATGTACTTTAAGGAATCATAATGAGATTTTCTCAATTGTTTGAAGATGACGATTTACCGGCTATAGTAGGAGGTTTAGATACTCCGAAAAAAACACCTACACCTAATTCGTTAACAAGAAACACCACTCCGCGAATTGGATCACCCGGCAGTAATGTAGGAGCACCAAGACCCGGAGAACCCACAGTAGGAGCTCCAGGCGGTAATAGTCAACCACCAAGAGTAGGTGCGCCTGGCACTGGCGGCGTTAAAGACAAATTATCAGATATTGAACAACGCATGCAACAATGGGACAAAATGTCTCCAGAAGAAAAAGCAAAAGAAAGATTAGCTACTAATAAAAGATATCGAGCTGCAATGCAAAAACTTAGAGCTCCTTATCTTACTAAGCTAGCAAATCATCCTATGTTCAATTGGATAGGTACTGCAATCAGTGTTGGCTCTATTACAAAAATTCTTTGGCAATGGGATCAATATCTTACTGGTTATGAAAAAGTTGAAGAATTTGGAAAAACGCTTGCTCCGTGTGATAACAGCTCTTGGGATCCATTTGATGATCCTTATTTAGACGTTGACTACGAAAATGCAGATCAGACATTTACAGTAGCACAAGCTGGAGTACTTCATCCTGAAGATGGCACTTTAACCAACTTCGGCGGTAATTTAAATAGTTTTGATCCAAGAAATTATTTTGATTATTTAAAGTACAATCCTTTATGGTATGTTACACAACAAGGATGGGTAACAAGAGCAGGCCAAAAACCAAGTGATCCTACTACGAGATATACTATAAGTCGAAGATTAGCAAGTTGGGCTTTTAATTTAATTGTAAATGCACTCACAGGTACAATTATAGCTTCTAAACTTATTATGAGACTGTCTCGGATGGCTGCTGTTGCACTTGCAGGCAGCGGTGTAGGTATGCCAGCTGCAATTATAACTGTGCTAGTAGGCGGAGGCGCTAGTTGGATTATAAGTTTAGCAATTGACCGTTTTATGAAACGCAAGGAACAATGGTTAAGACCATTAAGTAACAAAGTTGGCGGCTTCTTAGCTTCTACAATTTCTACAAAAGCTTATGTAAATCAAGCATGTCAACGCAGAAACATGTATCTAGAACTAGGCGGTGTATCGCAAGGTATAGAAGTTGACGACAATGACCCTAGTTTAGAATTGTTAAATCTAGTACCCGAAGCTGCTGATCCTGACAGTCAGCAAAGACCAAATCAGATGCAGCAACTAGCAGAAATTATTGATGATGAATATGCAGAGTTGTTTAATCAAGTTTGTGAAGCAGTACTAGACGACATGCGCAAAGCTGTAGCTAGCGATCCTGAAAAGTCACAGCAACTTGAAGACGCTATGTCAAAGGCAGAAAGAAAAGCACAGCGTATGATCGGAGATCCGGCATGAGAGCTACTGAATTTTTAACAGAAGAATTTAAAGTTGTAAAAGTTGATAATGAGTTTAGGTTAAAAGGCCCTGACGGTAAAATAGGTGATCAAACTTTTAAAAATAGAGCACTTGCTCAACAAGCTGCACAACGAGCAACTACAGAATTATCTAGTCAGGCTAACAAATCGCCCGAAGTAGACGACAACGTTGACAATGATAACAAATATAAACGCAATAATAAAAGTATATGGAAAAGATTTGGAAACTTGGTGGGAGGTCGCCCGGTGGCCGGCATAATCTTAACTGGCTTAGCGCCAATGATAGATTTCAGCAGATGGAAAACAAATTTAGTAAACTATGTACGAGGATCATATAGGTTTGAAAATATACCGTTATCACCGTGCGAACGTATGCCAAATTATAATCCAGTAAAAGATAAAAACATAGATCCACTTTTAGATAATATGGGTAATAAAGATAGCTTCGGTGTGAGATTGTATTATATGATACAAGGGTGGTCTGTGGCTCTAATTGCAGGTGCCGGCGCAACTGCTATGGGCTTAGTAAGACTTTCTAAGTTATTAAAAAATATATTTCTTGTGTTTCCAGCCGGCGGCTTTGTAGGCTGGATAGCTGCTTTACTAGTTACAACTGCTGCAGAATTTGCAATAGCACATATTTTAAAACGTGTAGATAAATTTGCTAATTTTATAGCAAAACCTGTTGCAATATTTATGATGAAATTTATTACAAAAGAAGAGATTGCTTCGTGGTGTGAGCTAAAAGATCCGGGCTTTATGGATCTTGTAGACTTGTATGTACCTCTAAGTGGTCCTGGCACTTTCGAAGCAGCTGATCCTAATGCAGATAGTGTAATGCAAACTGATAACTCTCCTAAAATCGACTTTAATGATTTAAACAATTTATGTAAAGAAATCTATTATGATATCAAAAAAGATGTGCAGACTAACAGACCTGATCTTATGTACATTTTTGACAAAATTGAAAAATCTTAATTAGAAAAACGGCATTCCGCTTTCTTTTGTAGTTTCTAAGTTTTCTTTAACAATATCATTTAATATTCGTATATCTTCTGGAGATATTACATGCATAATTGTGTTATAGTCCATAAAACCACGCATGAACCATCCTAATTTATAGAGATTATATTTTATTTCTTTTATCTGATTTTCGTATTTTTTGATAAGTTCTTCAATCTCAGAATTCGACTTTGCAACTAGGATCGATCGAAAAAAGTCGAGTAATCGCTGCTGTATTTTACATTTAACGTATGATCGCATTCTTCATTAGAACAGGGTAAAAACTGTTCTGGAAACGATAATTTTTGTAAAAATATGTCTACTTCTTTTGTGAAAAGTGTAGCAACAGAATTATCGTTATTATAAAGAAAATCATTTATTACTTCATTATTATCTTCTACATCATCAGAAGTTTTAGACGATATCGATGTCACATAATAAACTAATGCCCTTACTGCTGCTTTTTTCATCTCGTTAGCAGCTTTTGCATAATGATCTGTTTTTTCCTCATCGGTCATATCGCTAGCTTGTACTTGCACTAATGTTCTTTGTAAATTATACATTTCTAAGCCAAGCTTAGTGATAATAGTGTATGTTACAGGAGTAAGCTGTATTTCTAGATCTTGATAAGAAAAAACATGTTCTTGCGGAACATTTTCGTAAAAATCTAAAACATCTTGTAGCTTTATTTCAGCTTCGCTTTCTGTGCCACATTTAGGACAAGTTACAGTCATAGATGAAGTTTCGCCATATGTTGCTAATTTTATAGCCGACAAAATATAATCAACATCTGGTTTAACTAATTTCCAGGGATCTAAAATAGAAGGTACACAACTTTTTATTATATCAGCAGTGGCTTGACCTGAAAACAAAATATCTGGTGTTTTTATAGTAATTTCATCAGCAGCGGTTAGAGCATGAACCGGTAAGTGAACATACTGCTGATCTTGCACTACAGAATCATCATAGTAAATACCACTGCTAGGTAAGTCTATATATAACTTTGCTTGTCTTTTGTATTTTTCTAAAAAAGAGGACATTATATTCTCACTAAATAAGCTATATGTATTTAACATATTAAAATAGGCAGGAAAAATAATGGATCAAGAGTTTGATTATGATCGCTTTGCTAATTCTTTATTTCAAGCAATGGAATCTCGCGGCTTTTCAAACCAACTAGCTACGAGTGCTAATGATGCAGCAGATGGTGTACAGGGTCTCGGACGTGCTGCAAATTCAACAACAGCAGCCTTCGGAGCTGTTGCAGGAACTGTTGGAAAACTGACAGGCGTTATAGGAAACGCAATAAAACAAACTAGAGATAATACGCAAGGTAGTGTAAGACAAGCAGGAAATTTGTTTGGAGGTAAAATATCAGAACAAGCATCACAACTTGCAAACATTGCAGAAGACAGTTTTTATAGGTCGCAAAATATTGCTAATCAAGGAACAATTCTTGACACTATTTCAAAATTTGACCAGCTTGCTGCTAATCTACAAATTAATAAAGATCAACTTGTACAATTAGGCAGTCAGGTAGAATTATTAAGAGCGTCTGGAGGATTACCAGACGAGGTTCTAGACAATTTTATAGCTATCAAAGATGCATTTAATCGAGAGACTTTGGAAAATTTCAAAGCTTTAGGCATAGAGTTAGACACGCTAACCTTTACTTTAGCAGCTCAATCCGCTTTGTTAGGTCCTGTATTTAATAAGGATGAAACAGCCCGAGATAGTCTAAATGACATTATCGAAGAAAACATTATAAATCAAAAACTACTTGCACAAACCACAGGTATGAGTGTTGAAGCCCAACAACGAGCAGTTGAATCTATGATGAACACTCCTGCACTTCTCGCAAGACAGTTAGATTTAATAATAAATCCAAGAGCAACACAAAATCTTATTAGATTTAGTAATACTCTATCTGCTATAGGCGCAAGCGATCTTGCTGAAGGATTCTTAAGTGGAGTTGGCTTGCCTACACCTGGAAATGAAATCGAAGCTGCATTGAAGCCTATGACCACTGCTCTACTAGGACAAATGAGCGCAATGATAGCAAGCGGTGCAAGTGCTGAAGAAATAAGGGCAATGGAAGATAGAATTGCACAAGTGTTCGCTCAAGAGTCTGCTGCTAATATGCAGCAGTTCGGTAGATTTGCTCCATACTTAGGCAGCGAATTTGGTTTCTTACGTAGAGATGTAGAACGACAAAGAGCAACTATATTAGGCACAAGCCTGGCAAGTGCCACTGGTCGAGATCCTTTTGTTACTGAGCAAAGAACTAGAGCTCAAGAAAATATTGACCGTCGAATAGAAGGTGTTGATGCGACAATGGATGCTCTTATAGACAATCAGATTTTACTAGCAGAAGCATCAAAAAAAATTAATATAGGCATAGCAGACTTGTTAGATCCCAGTGATGGTATTTTAGTAAGAGGACTTAATACCTTAGTACCATTAGCTGACAGATTTTTAGGAACAGTGGAAGATGTTGCGGGTTTGATGACAAATAGGATAAATCAACAAGACGTTGTTGAGGCCGATGCACAAGCAATGTCTAATATATTAGATAATTTACAAGCTAAACAAGCCACAGATTTAAGGCCCGACGAAAGGTTATTATTAGAGGATTTATCTGCTTTAGAAGACACAATTGATGCCTTAGCCGCAGGAGGCACAGCTAGTACTGCAGATTTCTTAGATTTTAATACTTTAAGAAATGAACAACGTGACCTTATTAAGGCTGAACGGCAAAGAATACTTCAAGCACAACCCGACGCTGGACAAGGACAGCAAGTTAGTCCAGGTATAATTCAAGAAGCTTTACAGCCACTGATAGACAGCCTTATTGAGTTAATCCCGATACTTCGCAAAAGTAATGAAAATCAAGCATTAATGGCAGAAAAATTAAATACTTCATTAGTGCAAAATGCTGCTGCTAATGATAGGGTAAACACAACTGCGCAACAAACAGGCGGGATAGTAGCATTCAACCCGGGAGCTCGTTAGTGAATAGTAACAGTATCGTCTTCGTCTAGTTCTTCTTGTGCATACTGTTCTTCAGCTTCTAATTCTTCAAGTGCAGTAGTGAGACTGCTATCATACTTAGAATAACTATCTGCAAAACGTATGTCAGTAACTGCTGTCAAAAACACTTTGTCTTTATCTATGGTAATAGGTTTTGCAATGTCTATACTGTAGATCCATGGTACAAGACTAATACTGCCTGGTTCTTCAGATTCTACCATTGTAACTGGACGCATTACAACTATCTCAGAATCGCTTTCTTGTGTAACATCGCCGATTATCTCTTCGCCTGTGATCAGTTTAAGAGTCGTGATTGTCATCTTTTTTACCTTTTTGTTTGTTTCCGTAGTACTTTTCGTACTGTTCTGTAGTCAGCATAGGACCAGGAGTACTTTGGTCAACATGCACAGGTCTTGGTTTTTTTGTCTTTTTGTCAGCCATCAAACTTACTTATACTTTTTTAAATACGTTTAATATTAACATAAATATAACATCAAACCAAGTGAAATGCAATGAGTTGGAAAAAATATTTTACACCCTATGACGGTTCTGCTAGTCCTATAAGCGGCGCATCTACAAATGCAAGCGGACCGGCTAGTGCAAACTACAGTAGCTATTTGCCAGACGTGTACGTCGGTTCACCTAACCGTGTTGAACGTTATGGTCAGTACAATACCATGGACATGGACAGTGAGGTAAATGCTGCACTAGACATCCTAGCAGAATTTTGTACACAAAAAAATCATCAAGGTAATCATTTTGATTTTGAATTTAACAAACCTGCTACTAGTTCAGAAGTACAAATACTTACGCAGTACATGAGGCAGTGGTGCAAACTAAATGACTTCGACACTAGAATGTTTAGAATTTTTAGAAACGTGTTTAAGTACGGTGACGAAATATTCTTAAGAGATCCAGAAACTAAAAAACTGTATCATATAGATCCAGCTAAAGTTTCGAGAATTATTGTAAACGAGAGTCAGGGCAAAACACCTGAACAATATGTTATTAGAGATATTAACTTTAATTTTGTAGAAGGTATTGCAACTACACCTCATCAAACCAGCGGAAACATACAGGGCGGTAATCCTGCATACGCTACTGGCGGAGCACGAGGTATGGTAGGCAATGCTGCTCAACAAGCTGGTTCTAGATTTTACAGAGAACAACAAGAACTTGGCGTAGGTGCTGAACATGTTTTACATCTAAGTTTGAGCGAAGGACTAGACAACAACTTCCCGTTTGGTAATAGTTTGTTAGAAACTGTATTCAAAGTTTACAAGCAGAAAGAATTGCTAGAAGACGCAATTATTATCTATAGAGTACAGCGTGCGCCAGAACGTAGAGTATTTTACGTTGACGTTGGTAACATGCCTGCACACTTGGCTATGCAGTTTGTAGAAAGAGTAAAAACAGAAATTCATCAACGTAGAATACCAAGTGCTACAGGTGGCGGCACTAATGTTATTGATTCAAGCTACAACCCACTTAGCATAAACGAAGACTACTTCTTCCCGCAAACAGCAGAAGGTAGAGGTTCTAAAGTAGAAACACTACCCGGCGGTACTAACCTTGGTGAGATCGACGACTTACGCTATTTTACTAACAAACTTGTGCGTGGACTACGTATTCCTTCGAGCTATTTGCCAACCGGCGCAGATGACGGTGCAAATAATTTTCAAGACGGTAGAGTTGGAACAGCATACATTCAAGAACTGCGTTTCAACACTTACTGTGAAAGACTACAAGGCTTACTTGTAGAAACATTCAACAGAGAGTTCAAAAGATATCTATTAGAAAAAGGTGTCAACATTGACACTGAAATGTTTGACTTGACATTTGTAAAGCCACAAAACTTTGCAAGTTATAGACAAGCAGAACTAGATAATGCAAGAGTTCCAACATTCGGACAAATGGCTGCTCTACCATATATTTCAAATAGATTTGCAATGAGTCGTTTCTTAGGCCTTACTGAAGAAGAAATCAAAGAAAACGAAATATTGTGGCAAGAAGAAAACGGTGAAGACGCTAATGCTGCTGCTATGGACCCTAGTGCAGAAATGAGATCAGCTGGCATCAGTGGCGCTGGCATCGGTGCTGATTTAGGAGCACTAGATACTGAAGCACCGGGAGATGATCTAGGAGATGCAGTACCACAAGAAGGCACTGCACCAGAAACAGCAACATCTCCGCCAGAAGCAGGGGAAACTCCTCCAGCAGGCGGCGCAGGCGGAATTTAGGAATAAATAAAGTTATGTTTTTAAGAGAATTTTTCTATTTTGATGATAACCTAGAGAATGTAGAAGATCCTAGCTATGACAACAGCTACGATCAGTCTGTTGTTGATCCGTCGGATACACGAGTAACTAGGCTATGTCTTAAAGACATAAATCGTGCACGTCTTGCTAGCGATTTCCATAATTCTGAAAAGCAAGAAGAACTTTCTAGAATACGTGATATGTATAAGGTGCCTGATCAAGCATCTATCTAAATACCATGGGCAAAATTGATAAAAGCAAGTATACCAAAGAAGAGTATAGATCTCTTAAGCGTAAAATACAACAGAAAAAACTCAAAAGAGAACGCAAAAATAATCCAATACCCCAGCCTAATATAATAGAAAAACCTGTTGAACTTCCTAAAACTTCCGGAGTAACAGCATTTGTAATAGGCAACGGAACAAGCAGGCGTGGTATTGATATAGACGCATTAATGAATCACGGGATTGTGTATGGGTGTAATGCTCTTTATCGCAATCACAGGCCCCATCATTTAATAGCTGTTGACGTTAAAATGGTAATGGAAATAAACAGAGAAGGGTACAATGTACACAACTCTGTATGGACAAATTATAACAAAGCTTACGAAAAATTTAAAAATTTAAACTATTTTAAGCCTAGTAAAGGTTGGAGTAGTGGGCCTACGGCCTTGAATTTAGCAATAGAAAACGGCGCTAAAACCATCTATATCTTAGGTTTTGACTACAAAGGTTTGAACAATGGCTCAAAATTTAATAACATGTATGCAGATACAAACAATTATAAAAAGTCAACTGACGGTGCAACTTATCACGGAAATTGGCTTAAACAAACTAAAACTGTAATACAGCAACATACAAAAGTTCAATTTGTTAGAGTAGTAGAGCCTGATACATTCGTGCCAGAAGATTTAAAATTTAGCAATTTACAAACACTACACAAAGAAACATTTATAAATTTATTTAATTAACGTTTTAACATACCAGAGTAATAAAAAAATATACCAAAAAAGTACGTATAAACACTACTTTTTTAATAAAATACGTAAATAACATGACAGTTTACAATCATTCACTCGAAATTCCTTTTGTAAAATTTTTTTTATAAAAGTATTTTTTCCTGTGTATAATAGTAGGCATTTTATGCATTAGAAAGGATATAGCAATGGCTAAAACTAATAAGTTTGAAGAAATGCTTGAGCGTCTTGTTAACGAAGACGTGCAGGGCGCAAAAGATCTTTTTCATGAAATTGTTGTGGAAAAGTCGAGAAACATTTACGAGTCTTTACTCGAAAATGACATGTACGATGAAGAAATCGAAGAAGATGTTGATGCAGAACTAGAAGAAGATGCTGACGAAGATCTTGAAGAAGATTTTGATATCGAAGAAGATTTTGATATCGAAGAAGATTTCGACGTAGAAGAAGATTTTGATATCGAAGAAGCCGACGACGACATGGAAGGTCCTGACATGGAAATGGGCATGGACGACATGGACGACGACATGGAAGGCGGCGACATGCAAGATCAAATAGATAGCTTAGAAGCACAGCTAGACGATCTCAAATCTGAACTTGAAGCTGCAATTGACGCAATGGATGACGACGAAGATATGGGCATGGACGACGAAGATATGGACATGGATGACGAAGACATGGACATGGAAGACGAAGACATGGGCGGTGATCCAGCAGACGATTTAGCAGACGATGTTGAAGACGACGACATGGAAGAGTCTGCTGAAGAAGACGAAGATCCTGTTAGTGAGTCAGACATGATGAAGCGCTACATGAAAAAGCTAGACGAATATAGCACACCTGCTCCAAAGCCGGAAAACCCAACTGCTGACAATTCTAAATCAGCTGTTGCAAGCAAAAATGACATGGGCGGCGAAGCTAACGAAAGCTATGGCGGCGACGAAAAAGGTCGTGCAGCACCAACTGCTAAAGACATGGGCGTAGATGCTGAAAATGCTCCTGGCAACAACGGCAAAAAAATGAGTGCAGCTCCGAAAGCTAAACACGAAGACAACAAAGCTAGCTCACCAATCGGTAGCTAAACAAAGGAATCGGGATGATCAACTTAGTAGAAAACCTTACATATGACGAGGCCAAAATAGTTGTCGAGTCTGCTAATGAAGGCAAGAATTTGTTCATGAAAGGAATTTTCATCGAAGGTGGCGTCAAAAACGCTAACCAACGAGTTTATCCTGTGAATGAAATTCAGAAAGCTGTCGAAACTGTTAATGAACAAATTAAAGGCGGCTATTCGGTTCTCGGTGAAGTTGATCATCCCGACGGTCTTAACATTAACCTTGATCGTGTTTCACACATGATCGAAGGTATGTGGTGTGAAGACTCAAAAGGTTTCGGTAAACTAAAGATTTTAGAAACACCAATGGGACAACTAGTAAAAACATTGCTCGAAGGCGGTGTAAAGCTAGGCGTTTCCAGCAGAGGTTCAGGTAACGTAAAAGAAGACGGATCAGGGCAAGTAAGCGATTTTGAAATTGTAACAGTTGATATTGTTGCACAACCAAGTGCTCCTAGTGCTTATCCAAGTCCAATTTATGAACATTTACTGAATACTAAAGGCGGATACAAGGCATTACAATTAGGCAGAGAAGTTCAAGACGATGCAAAGGCACAAAAATATCTAAAAGAATCGCTGGTTAATATAATCAGTGGTCTCCAATAACAGGAGAATAATATGTTGGATGCACTAAAAACATTATTTGAAAATAATGTAGTATCGGAAGAAATTCGTGCCGACATAGAAGATGCGTGGAATAATAAAATTGACGAAAACAAAAAGCAGGTAACTGCTGAGCTTCGTGAAGAATTTGCACGTAAATATGAGCACGATAAGCAGACAATGGTTGAATCTATTGACAAGATGCTTGAAGAATCACTAGCTGGTGAAATTGCAGAATTCCAAGAAGATCGTAAGCAATTAGCAGAAGCAAAGGCAAAGTATGCTGTAGCAATGCGTGACCACTCTGAAAAGCTTGAAGGCTTTATCATGGAACAGCTAAGTGCAGAAGTTTCTGAACTACATGAAGATCAAAAACAAGTTGCAGCAAAGTTTGAAAAATTAGAAGAATTTGTAATTGAAGCTCTTACTAAAGAGATTTCAGAATTCTATACAGATAAGAAAGACTTAGCTGAAACAAAAGTTAAGTTGATGCGTGAATCAAGAAACGCATTTGATGAAGTAAAGAAAGACTTTATCAAGACAAGTGCTAAACTAGTTAACAAAACTGTAAGTGAATCATTAAAGACTGAACTTTCTCAGTTGAAAGAAGATATCACAGTAGCACGTCAAAATGATTTTGGACGCAGATTGTTTGAATCATTCCAGCAAGAATATGTTGGTAGTCATTTAAATAAAAAGTCCGAAACTGCAAGACTTCTTAATGTTGTGGCTGAAAAAGAGACACAACTGAAAGAAGCTGAAGAGAAAATAGCTGAAGCTAACAAATTGTCAGAAAGCAAGAATACTGAAATCAAGCTTCTGAAAGAGAGTGCAGTGCGCACAGAAAAAGTAAATGAGTTGCTATCACCTTTGAGCAGAAAGCAAAAAGAAATAATGACTGATCTACTAGAAAGTGTCCAAACTGCTAAGTTAGAAACAGCGTTTAACAAGTACTTACCTGCGGTTATTGATGGAGATGCTCCTAAAGCAGCAGCTAGTAATAAGGCAAAATTAACAGAAGGCAAAGAAGTAACAGGCAACAAAGAAACAAATAATAACATTAGTTCTACAGCAGACGATAATAATGTCGTTGACATCAAGCGTCTTGCAGGCTTAAAATAAGGAGAGATTAATTATGTCAGAACTACTAGAAGGTCGCTGGCACGACACTAAAAGTGCTTTGCTTGAAGGCCTAAACGGTAACAAAAAATCCGTAATGGAAGCAACTCTCGAAAACACTCGTAAGCACTTGATGGAAACCGCGACTGCTGGTGCAACTGGTGCAGGTAACGTTGCTACCCTTAACCGTGTGATCCTACCAGTGATCAGACGTGTAATGCCGACTGTAATTGCAAACGAAATTGTTGGTGTACAGCCAATGACAGGTCCAGTTGGTCAGATCCACACTCTACGTGTTCGCTACAGCGACACAGCTGGTTCTGGTGCAAGTGGTGCAGTTGCAGGTGAAGAAGCACTTTCACCATTCAAGATTGCAGAAGCTTACTCCGGTAACACTTCTACAGGTAAAGGTGCTAACACAGCTAACCTAGAAGGTTCCGCTGGTAACCGTCTAAGCATTCAGATCCTAAAGCAAACTGTTGAAGCTAAGTCACGTAAGCTATCCGCTCGCTGGACTTTTGAAGCTGCACAGGATGCACAGTCACAGCATGGTATTGATGTTGAAGCTGAGATCATGGCTGCTCTAGCACAAGAAATAACAGCTGAAATCGACCAAGAGATCCTAGCTAGCCTAGGTACACTTGCTGGTACAGTTGAAACATACGATCAGGCAGCAGTGTCTGGTACAGCTACATTCGTTGGCGATGAGCACGCAGCACTTGCAGTTCAAATCAACCGTGCAGCTAACCTAATTGCACAGCGCACACGTCGTGGCGCAGGTAACTGGGCAGTTGTAAGTC